GAGAAAACTGTGTTAAAAGGTTTCTAATTTTGTTGTTGAGTTTTCCTTCTCATGTAGCAATAATAAAGTTAGTTACTTACCTCCTTGCAGAGACATAGAGCTTACCGCGATGGTCAATCGCGTATCAGTGCTCCTTCAGAACCAGGTTGAGATAGATATGTTTAGTATCCATTGAGTCTTCCACTCATTGCTCAACTTCCCGAAGTTTATGTTTCCTCTTCTGCTCAGTACAGTTTAACCGCATCCTTTGCGGCAGCACTAGAGTTTATTATATGCAAGTGACACACCGACGACAGGTATCACGAATTTCTTAGTTTCATATAAGAGATCTTCGGTCGATCGGACAACCAGCCCAGGAACGTTATAATTTTGTAATGAAAGTTCACTCGAGGCTCTCTGCCACACATTATTGTTGTGCCATATGGATTTTTGAACAGACCTTGCGGCCTTAAAATCCTTAGGATGTTGATCATATACGTCCTTTACTGTGTTATTAAAAAGTGTTTCAATAGTTAGATATTTATACAAGAGTGAATACTCTTGCTCAACATCATACAGCTGAAAAGCACGATCAAAACCATTAAATAAGGTCGTTTGATCATCATACAGATGAAAGTCATCAGATCGCCGGACTTGACTAAAGTGACATTTGTCCACTTTAAGATCTTGGAGCCGACGCTCCACCAGCTTGTGGTTTTTCCACTCGCTTTCCACACAGATTTTTCTAATCTTATACTTCTGGTGTGTACTATTACACTGGCTTATTATAAACGAAGAAACAGCCCTGTCTTTGTAAGACATTGTACCATCTAGCGGGACAAGCCCAACACCACCTAAATACTCCGGCACATGCCAAGGGAGATTTGGATAATGTCCTAACGTTTCTCTATTATGATGAATAAAGCGTCCTGAGACTTCCTTCCAGATAAGAGGAGGAGTCCTTTTTTTCAGTTCGCGATGTATAGCACCTAATTCATGAATTCCACGTTTTTCAGCCTCACAATCATCTGATTTTAAGATTGCGGAACGCGTGTAACCTAACAAGAGACCGAGGTTGAGAGAAGGGCGATAAACCCAAACATCTCCCATCCGATCGAATGTCATCGAATTAATCACTACTATTGGTCGATGTGGCATACTAAAAAGAGTCTTACCTACTGAGGAGGACAACCCACCAAAGGCAGTTATCTTTTCCCACAAGGTTCGAATGGTCTTTCTATTGCCTTTTAAGGTACAATCATCACCATTAACTAGCAGTGGAGCTAGAATCGTTCTATCATTTTTGAGAATACAATCCACAACACGGTAAGGAACACGATTTGAAAGTTCCAAAGCCCATCTGCACATAGCAGCATTCGCTAAACATAAAAAGGGAAATGATGTAATTGAACCCATCAATTGCCCTTCCTTTTGCTTACGTAGACTTCCATCTTCCATTTCAAAAAGGTGACCGGTTAAAGATCGTAATAGCATATCCTCGAAGTTCTGATCCAATAAGTGAATTGGTTCTTCTCCTCCACCTGCTTGATGAGCAGTGGCATTACGGTTAAGGATAAATACTAATCGCCTGGCTAGTGTCTCAGAGACCCAGCTGTGTAAATTATCGGTAGAGGCTTTATAATCGCCATTGACAACCATCTCTGAATCAAGGATTGTTGGAAATACTGTATTTATAGTATCCTCCGTACAAGGAGATCCGATCAGAGAGAAGACAAAGTTATTTTTCAATGTCTTCCACATAAACTTCTGCATAGGGACTAAGCTTGTATATAATAATGGTGGTCCTTTAGAAATAACTCTTACCTTCAACGCTTCGGCTAAACCAATTGGTTTCACGATAGGTTGCTCTGTAAGTGCTTGCTTCCAGACCTCATTAAAAAACTTCTTCCATGTCTCACGAAATTTTGTGTCGTTATATTCCACACCAAACGTTTCGACTTCTGCTGTGACAGTGTCTAAAAACGCCTGATCCTCACGGCCAGACTCTCCATACTTCGTTGTAAGTTCATGTGATAACTTTACAAGTACTTTTTGGAGGTCTAATTGATTTCCGGTCTTCTCAAAATCTTCACATCCAGCAATAACCCTGTGGTATAGGAAACCCACAGCTCCACCATCAACTATCGAATAATTATAATTCGCACTTGTCGACGGGTAGAATGGTTCGTAATGTACTGCTTCGGTATATAAAGAATTCTCGAAAACCTCATCAATTATCCTTTCAAGCTGCTCAGTCATTGCGCGCTTGTTGAGGACCACCTGTTGACCTTTCAAATCTAGTTCACATATAACTTCATCCCCCGGCAATGGCCCAGGTTCGGTTATTAAGTGACGTGCTGTTTTGTACTCAGCATCCTTTACCATTTGCTTAGTCGGACGAGGAAGACCCGTTTTCGCCAAATTTATTGAAACAATAAATTGTGAAAATGTAAGAGGATCTTTCTTCCTAAGTAAACCTTGCCATGTGTAGGCTCGGCCACCGAATATAACACCCGGAAGATCTTTTTCAAGACCTTTAAGCACAGGCATTAACTCTTTCCCTTCTGTTTCAAAGAAAGCATAAAATTGTAAAGTTTTATATTTGAAATAAGCCATCCAGTCGGATGGGTCATTAGCTACGAGATAATTTAACATTCGTAGTATACTCGACTCCAAGATAGAATCAACATGATACTTAATATCTAAGTATTCCATATGATCTTGGATTTTAGAGTC